ATCGATCACCGAATTGCCGTCGGTGTCCACGGACACATCGCCTAGCAGGGCCATCGCAAGATTGTCGGCGGTCCACTCGTCCATGACGAGGCGGACGGTCAGTTTTTTCTCGGTGACGACTTCCTTATCCTTCTTCTTGACGCCCTCGCGCGAGGAGAAGTGCTACAGCGTCGTCAGGTTTGGCGTCGTCTCAAGTTCGGTCACGTTGCCGAGATCGCGGAATGCTCCTGAGCCGGCCGCCTTAAAGCTGAGCTTGCCTTTGCCGACGTAGTAGTTGTCGGTCGAAGGGGAAACGGGCATCCGTGTGCCTCCTCACTGCTAAGTCAGAGTTGATCGGGTCGCAGCACATAGGCGAATGCGAAATGCACACCCATGGAGCCTTCCATAGAGCGGCCATGTCCCAGATGCGTGCTGCAGCCGACGTACCGCACGCGACCGTTCGTCCCGGTGAGAGCCGCAAGCTGCGCGTCGGAAAGAACCGCCTTCACGAACTTCGCGCGCATCTCGTTGAGGGCCGTGCCGATGCTCTCAGGTGTCCCACCGAGAAGGATCAAAGTCTCGGGTGACATCTCAATGATGTTGGGAGCCCGGCCGCCGTGTCCCTGTTCATTGGCTCTTTCGTCTGCGGTCTCGTCCGCGTCAAAGATCACGATCGCCGGCCGCGCGCGTTCGGAGATTTCGTCCTGGTTGCGAACCGCGGTCCTGATACCGGGCAAACCGGCGGCAATCTCGACGAGCCGCACCAGGATGGCTTCGCGTTTGTCCATCAGTCGTCTTGCATCAGGATCAGGCGAACGTCGGCCTCGTTCTCGATGAGGCTCTTGATGCGCCAGGTCGTGCCAGCCAGCGCCAGTCGTCCATCGACCAGATCGTCCAACGCGATGCCGGCGGCCGCCAGCGTCGTGCGGCGGACATCGGCAGCCGGCCGGATAGTCTGAACGCCAATCGCGCCGTCGTCTTGGACGGTGACGCCTTTGGTGTAGTCGACCACGACGAACTCGTAGGCGATCGGCCCGATCGTCAGCACGGCCGGCTTCCCGAACGTGTCGTACACCGGGCCAAGCACCAAAGCGTCGAAGTCGATCACGGCTCAGTTGCTGGTCAGGATCTTGACGGCCAGGCGGGGCCGCTTGTTGACCGGCAGCGGCGAGGCCTCGGTTTTCACGTCGATGGCACTCCCGTCCTGCCGTGCGATCTGGCGGGCGTACATCGGGAGACCCATCGTGTTGACGGTTTCGATCAGGTTGGCGGGCGCACCGTAGGTCACGAACGTGTCCTGCGTGCCCAGCGGGAACACGATGCCTTCGCCCGCCGGCACCAGGGTTTCGGTCGCGCCGGTCGCGAGCGTGACGGTGGCGTTGTATTCCTCGAACACGAGACCCGCGAATGGGAAGCGGCGTCGGGTATCCTCCCGCAACGGCTGTGCGCCGGTCGTGGAATAATACTTGTAGGCCTCTTCCACCTTCGCGTGGCCAATGAGCTTGTCGAAGAACGTCGGGCTGACCAGCGCCAAGATGCCGTTCATGGTCTCGCCCTTGAGCTCGGTCTCGACGTTGCGGAGCACCTCGCGGCACTTGGCCTGCACATTGGTGCCCGCGGTTCCAAGGACGAAGTCCACGGTGATTTGCGAGAGCCCAAACTCAGCGAAGTAATCGTAAAGTGCAAAGCCGGCACCGTCCTTCACGACGCCTCGCAGGGCATTGATCTCCATGTACTCTCGGGTCTGCGCATGCTTGGCGCGCATGCGGGTCAGCTTGCGCTCCATCACGGTCGTCAGCGGGTCGGCGGCGTCCGCGACACCGAAACCCCGGATGCCCTGAATGTCCTGTGGCGTGATGATGTCGTCGTGCGGGATCCACGGGACGCTGAACGAGCGGGTGGAGCGCGAGGTGCGGTTCGCCACCGTGGCGGGCGCGCCCAGCGGGACGGTGGGCAAGAGGTCGAGGACCCCCTCAGCTTGCTCGATCATGACGCTGCGCTGCGTCACGCCCTCGAAGCGGAACAGCCCTAGTTCGCCCAAGCGCGTGTAGATGTTGGGCAAGATGTTGATGGCGGTTGTCATTTCGGTGAGCGTATAACCGCTCGCGTCGAAAGGATTGATGATAGCGGTCATGAGGTCTCCCGAAAATGGAAAGGGCCTCGTCGGAGGATCCGGCGAGGCCCACGGTTACGGCGATCGATGGGTGAGTGATCAGGCGGCGTCGCGCGGGACGATCCCGGCCGCGGCGAGCTGAACGTGTTTGGCGGTCCTCTCGGCGGAGAGATCCACCGAGGCGTCGAAGACAAGCGCCGCCTTTGACACGATGGCGGGACCACGGCCGACCACCAGGCCGGTCTTGTCACCACCCGTAGCGTCGACGGCCTCGAGCAAAACCACTGAGGCGCTCTCCGCGCCCTCGTCGCCGGCGACCTGAGCTGCCGGGGACAGGCGGTACTTGCTGGACGCCGTAATCTTGCCCAGCACTGAACCCAGTAGGTAGGCGGTGCCGGCCTTCAGCGTGATCGTCTCGCGGCAGAAGTTGCCGTTCAGTTCGTACTTGAGCAGGTCGCCGAGACTGGGCGACATCGTGAGAACAGGCATTAGGTGCTCCTGAATGGTGTGAGGGGGCTCAGGTGCGCGCCGCCGCTGCACGCTGACGTGCACGGCGCACGATGGCGCTTTCATTGATGGCTGGCGCCGATGGCGCCGCCGCAATCACGGTGATCGCCTCGGCGCGTGAGGCGAGCGTGTCGAGCACCGTGCGACGCAGCGCCTCGGCCGAGATGCCCTTGCGCATCGCATCTGCGGCGTCGACGGTAACGCCGAGCCTTGCAGATTGAGCAGTGAGCGACGCGATATCGGCGTACTCGCTCCGCAAGGCATCGGCCGGATCAATCTCGGGATCGGGGCTCGGGTCAGGAGCTGCAGGGGGCTGGACCGGTGCGGGAGCAGAATCTGTCTGCTCGCAGACAGCTGCCGCAGGCAGCACGGCTGGCGCCGCGGCCGAAACCTCCGTCTCACTTACGTTCGTCGTCATCACTGTGCTCCTTGGTGCGATTTGAACCGGTGCCGTGTAGGTGAGCGCGGCATCGAGATCGGCCGCCATCTCGGCCGCCGCGAGATCGAGCGTTCCCAGCCGATCGGCGAATCCGGCCCGGATTGCCAATTCGCCTCGATAGGTCGCGGCCTGCGTTCCGCGCACGGCCGCAACGGTCAGATCGCGATTGGCAGCGACCAGCGTGCAGAATTCTTCATAGAGGCGGTCGACATCGGCTTGGATCGTGTCGCGCGCCCGCTGCGAGAGCGGCTCATGGGCGTTGCCGTCGACCTTCTGTTGTCCCGCAAAGATAAAGCTCCAGGCGAACCCGGTTTGGGCGTCCGCGCCGCTTTCATCCAAGTGAGCCGCAACAACACCGACTGAGCCAATCTCGCCGGTCTGGGTCACATAGATGCGGTCTGCCGCCGAGGCGATCGCATAGGCGGCGGACAGCGCGTCCTCATTGGCGACCGCCCACAGAGGCTTGCTGGCGCTTCCCTTGAGTGCACCGATCCGCGCGACCAGGTCGAAGAGACCGCCCACCTCGCCGCCCGGGGAATCCACGTCGAGGATGATGCCGCGAACCAATGGATCGGCCATTGCGGTTTCAATCGCATCGCCGACAGCGCCGTAGGCGAGTAGCCCGCTTGAGGAATCCAAGTAGCCCGAGCGTGCGACGAGCGTTCCGACCACCGAGACGACCGCGATGCCCTCAGCCGTGATTACGATCTGCTCCGCAGGCTCCGGATCGGTCTCGCGCGGCAAAAGCACGCCGCCCGTCAAGCGAGGCGCGAGCACGCCGAGGATGATGTCGAGCTTGCCGCGGGAAATCAGCAACGGCGTGCCGAACACGCGTGCCACGAGATGCGGAAGGTTCATCAGAGTTGCAAGCCTACGAGGGACAATCAGGGAGAGCCGCCCAGCTTGCCGTTCTGAACGGCCGTCAAAGCTGATTTCACGTCTGGCCACGTTGCTGGAGCGCTTCGCGTCCGATTGGATGAGCGGCGATTGGGAGAGATCATGACAAAGGCGACGTACCTGACCACGCACTTGCGCGAGTCTGCTCCGTACCTGAAGGATGCCGGTTGGCGCGAAAGCGCAAAGTTGCTACTTTTGGCTGCCGACGAGATCGAAGCATTGCGAGCACGTGTTCAGAATCTCGAAGAGATGCGCACCGCGTCGAGCGCGATCGTTTCCCCCACGAGTCGAACCGCATCACTCGGTCGGCTCCTGAACCATTTCGGAGCTGGCACGCGCGGCGGCCATCAGTCCGCCAGCGTCCCCGAAAATTAGGCCAAGCTGCTTCTCGCGAGCCTTGTCGGCCGCGATCTCGCCATCGACCTGGTCGGCGTCGTACCCACGTTCCGCGAGCGCCTGCGTGCGGCTCTTGAGGCCTGCATCGATCTGCTCGATCTCGGCGCGTGCGTCTTTGAGCGGGTCGACCCAGTCCCATTTGGGCGGAAGCCAGCCACAAGCTAAGTATTGCCGTCGCCGCTGATCGTAATCGGGAATCGTCAGCGCGCCGGCCAGCACCGCGGTATCCATCCAGCGCGCCCAGACCTGCCGGCACAGCTGCCAGACAATGACGGCATGCTGATAGGCCTCAATGCGCCGACGGAATTCCAGCAGAGCCAGGCGCGAGTTCGAATAATTCGCCTTCAGCATGTCGTTCGACAGATACGCGTACGGCACGCCGAGGGCCGCCGAGACCTGCAGCAGCGTGCGGTACTGAAACGGCTCATAGGTCTGGCCGACGTCCGCCGGCGCCGAGGTTTGCACCTCTTCGCCAGGCTCGAGCATGGTGATCTGGCCAGGTTGCAGATCGATCGTGCGCTCGTCATTCTCGTCGCGTCCTTCGACGGCATCGAGAGGTTCGGTCGGCGCCGGCGTGGTGATGAATAGAGCGTGCATCGCCGCGACCTTCTTCCGGTCGAGTTCCGCGTCGTCATATTGGTCGAGCAGGAACAACTTCACGATGCCGGCTGCGAAGCGCGAGACGCCGCGCAACTGTCCGGCGTCGACCGGATCGATGACGTGTACCACCTCGAACGCCGGCACACGGACGATCTCGCCCGCAACGCCAAGATCAGTGATATCGCCCGGATGGCGGCGCAGAAAATGGTACGCGACGCGCCGACCAATCGCATCGAACTCGATGCCTTGCCGGATCACATTGCCGTTCGCCAGTACCTCATTGCGGTTGAGCGGCAGCATCTCCGAAGGGAGCATCTGCAGCTGCAGCGGTACCGACAGTCCGTCTTGCGGACGGCGCGGGCGGAAACGGAAGAACACCTCGCCAGCAATGAACACCTCACGCGCGGCTCGCCTTTCCAACCCGTAGAAGTCCGTGAACCCTTCGGCGTCTGCCTCGTCGGTCCAGTCGAGCCAGAGCTGTAGGATCCCCGCCTTAAGTGCCGGATCCTTGATCAACGAGGACGGCTTGATGCCGGCGCCGACCACGTTGCCGGCCCAGCTTTCGATCGCGTTTGCCGCATAGCCATTGTTGCGAACCAGCCAGCGGGCTCGTGCCGTGACATCGGGTCCGGCAGCCGCGATCAGCGTGTTGAGGTGCGCTCGCGTCGGCTGAAACCCTTTAAGCCGACGGTTCGCGAGCCCCGCCTCGAACCCGCCAATGAACGCTCCGACACGGCGCCGGAGATGTTTCATCGAAGCGAGCACGTACGTTACAGGCCCTTGCTGGCGGAGGTGAGTATTCTGCGGCGACGGCCGCCCTCGGTGGCCGTCGCAATCCGCCGTTCCAAATCCGTGAGAGCAGACGCCATCTCGGCATCGGTCGCGTAGGTCACCCGCTTGCCTTCGATCTCCACGGTGCGCACGCCGCGGAAGCGCGCTGCGAGCAACGCGTCGCGTTGCGCGGTCAACTCTTCGAGGGTCATTGCTTATAGGCCAGTCGAATTCACCGGGCTTACGCCCCGGGCCAAGGCTTCGAATTCATGTCCGGTTTGGACGAACTGCGGCAATCGCACTGCAACATGGGACTGGTCGGATCGGTACTGAATGACCCGAAGCGGTCCTCGCGTCGTGAAGCTGACGAAAGACGCGAGCAGTCAAAACCCGTCGCGAACACACGACAATGATATTGCGCCCATTGACGCGCGTTGCCACAAAATCCAGCATGGCATGATGCAGTCCGAGATCAAGCCGGCCACAATCTTTCGTCACGCCTATGGCGTCTATCCGCCTTTGGCGATGCTCGCGGGCATGCAGCTCGACGTCTTCACGCCGCTCAAGGGCGGGCCGATGATGGCGACCGCGCTGGCGGATGAGATCGGCGCGAATGCCGCAAGGCTCCGGCCGCTGCTCTACGCGCTGGTCCACGCCGAGCTGCTCACGGTCGACGGCGACCGTTTCGCCAACACACCGGAAGCCGATCTCTATCTTGTGCGGGGCCGCGCGACCTACATGGGAAGCGCGCATGAACTCTACTCAGACCTGTGGAGTGCGACGCTTACGGTGGCTCAGTCTATTCGTGCAGGCGCCCCGCAGCACAAACACGATTTCGCAGCGATGTCGGATGATGAGCTTGCCGCCTTCTTTCGTGGCCTACATGCTGGCGCGCTCGCAACCGGTCGGCAGTTAGCCACGACCTTCCACTTCGACAGGTTCCGAGACCTCCTTGACGTTGGTGGGGGCTCCGGGGGGGTCGCCATCGCGGCGTGCCAGACCTGCCCAAACCTCAAGGCAACGGTTGTTGAACTGCCGCGAGTAGCCCGTATCGCACAGGTCCTCGTTAACGAGTCAAAGCTCGCGACCCGTGTGCAGGTCCAGGTGGCCGATATCCTGGAGTGCGGGCCCAACGGCCGCTTCGACGTGGCGGTGCTGCGTTTCCTCATTCAGGTGCTGGCGCCGGACCAAGCACGCGCTGCGTTGCTCAATGTCGGGGCGGCAATGGAGCCCGGTGGTGCTCTCTTTATCGTGGGCCACGTGCTGGACAACAGCCGCCTCAACCCCGCAGCTGCCGTTGGAATGAACCTCGCGTTCGTCAGCATCTACGATGACGGGCAAGCGTACACCGAGCAGGAACACCGTGACTGGCTTGCCGAGGCTGGTTTCGATGACATCGATGTTCAGTATGGGGCCGCACCGAACGGCGCGAGCATCGTAACCGCGCGAAAAAGGAACTGACCCGCGCGCAAGCGGCTGTCCGGTAATGTCTTCTCCTCGGGCAAAGGAAGCGTGTGGGGCGTCCTTAAAGAAAGATGGGACGCGCATCTGACAAGGCGGCGTGTCTGAAGCTTCGGGAGCCCGGTGCGGTTGGCGCCGCGCTTTCCGTTCATGGCGCGAAATGTCCGCACCTGGCCGCGAGCAACTGCCGAGAAAGGTCATACCTGGCTGAACTTGTGCATCCCACACCCCTTAAATGCGGTCTGGCCGCCTGCTGACCGCGCCGGCAAGTTTACCCTCGCCTTTTAATCTTAACTTTCCCGGGCTGCTGACAAGAACCGCAGCGACGGACGTGGACGCTGGTCGAGAGTATCGCGAAGCGAAGCGCGAACGCCCCTTTCGAGGGCCGTCATCCGGCAAAGGCCGTTCTCCGCTCGGTTCGCGCCAAGATGAGCGCAACATCGTCAGGTTACTCTAAAGAGTCGAGCGAATGTCATCTGTTCGGGACCTCGATCGATCGGACCAAGCCTGCAGTTCTGCCAATGTGTTAGAAAGTTCTTCTCTGCCACGGCAGCTCATGGCCCGTTTCAACCGTTCGCGGCAACGCAGCATGACTTCCGGAGTCGGGGGTTAAGCCGACATAGCGGGCACATCGCAAATCGGTCGAGTTTGACCCGGAACGGACCTTGAGCACCTTTTCCACGAAGGCTCCAACTGATAGTTTGAATTGTATAATTTCGTCCAATCGCTCATTTGAAGTGAGGGCATCTTGCGATGGGAAACCCTACAGCCAGTTATCCCGCGATCCTTGACGTGCTCTCGACCGAGGCCGAGATCGAGAACGCGATTGGCAAGCCCAGTTCAAGGGTATTTGCCAAGGTCTTGAACGCTCTGGACGATATCTGCCGCGCTTTCATTGCCCGATCCCCGTTCGTTGTTGTGGCGTCCTCTGATTCTGCCGGAAACCTCGATGTTTCTCCCAAGGGAGACCCCGCCGGCTTCGTGCACGTGCTGGACGATCGGACTATTGCGATCCCTGAGCGCCCGGGGAATCGGCGTGCCGATACCTTTCGGAATGTGCTGCAGAATTCAAAGGTGGGATTGATCTTCGTGGTGCCCGATAAGGGTGAGACGCTGAGAGTCAGCGGCAGCGCGCGGATCGTGCGTGACGAATGGTTGCGTGAGCGAATGAAGGTGGCCGATCGTTTGCCGGAACTGGCTCTGGTGGTGACTGTGGAAGAGGCCTTCCTTCATTGTACCAAATGCATGGTTCGATCACGGATGTGGAAGCCTGAGACGTGGAATCCCGAAGGGCTGGCCTCGATCGGGGAAGCCATGGTCGTCCACGGGCATCTTGATCTCTCGGTCGCCGAGATGCGGGCTATTGCTGAAAATGATGAGCAAACGCGTCTGTATTAAAGTCCAAATGATCCCCCTTTGGAATTGGCCGCGTTTTTCTGGCGACCGATACTGCTTTTGGCCCTTCGCTACATATTGCGCCGCACCCGATCTCTCCAAAATCCTCTGACGCTCTTGGGTTAAAAGCGGAAGTAAACTGCGGCATCAGCTCAAGTAGCTCGACCGAAACACGCGTCGCGCGCGCGACTCAGGTCGGCGCCGCACAACGCCAGCGACGATTTCGGGACCAGTATCGTTTGGCTCTTGATCAGGCGTCGCCGCCGAACCGACTTGACGTTCGAGGTCGCGCCACATTGCCTCGGTCCAACGGTCGGCACCTGCGATCCAGGCCGCGGCGCGCGCATAGACGCGGCAGTCGAGCGCTTCGTTGCGCTCGCGCAGCTTCTGCCATTCGAGCCGGCTGAAGCCGCGCTTGGTTTTGATCGTGACGAGTTGCTCGGAGACGAGCTGCTTGACCCATTCGGCTTCGGCCCCAGCAGGCAGGTGCACGTATCCGGCCGGCGCACGCGCGCCTTCGGCGGCCTCTTCATCCGTTGGCCTGGTGAGACGCAGGAAGCGGTAGGTCTCGCTCTTGAAGGTCGCGACCGCGATCGTCCAGAGCCGGGCACCGCGGCGGAGCTTCTTTCCGCCTTCGGTGACGTCGACGTGTGTTGGACCAGCGACCGGCGCTGAGCGGTTGAAGCCCTCGACGCCCTTGATCGGCGCGACCTGCGCGTGCCCCATCCGGCGCGCCCAGGCATAGACGGCGGGACTTTCGTAGCCGGTATCGATCGCGAGTTTCGCCAGACCGAGCTGCGTTCCACCGGCATGCAGCCACGTGCGACCGAGCAGGAGCGCAAGCCCGTCCCATGTCGCGGCGTGTTCGGGCCCGCCATCGATCACGATGTGGTCGACCAGCCAGCTTTCGAGTCCTCGCCCCCACGCCCAGATATCGACTTCGATGCGATCCTTCTGAACGTCGGCGCCGGCGGTCAGGAAGAGACCGCCATGGGGCACGGTTTCGATCTGCCAGTTTTCGCGACGTTCATAGAGACGCTGCCAGTCCGGCGCCTCGCCGGTCTCGATCCAGGTCTCTCCGAGCACACTATTCTTGAAGCTACGCTTGGCCTCGTCGGTGGTCGCGGCTTCCCATGCGCGTGCGATGTGCTCCCACGAAAACCATCCGACCGGCGAGTACAGCGCCGAAACGTGAAACCCGATCGTGCCGGGGTCGTGGGACAGGGCTGTCGCTCGCCATTCCCCTGCGGCAAGCATCGCGGTCTTGTGGTGTTCCTCGATCCGTCCGTCGCAGCACGCGCATATATAATGTGTGGTCTCTGGCCGGCCCTTCTCCCAGCGTAGCCGTTCGAACCTAAGCCATTGTTTCTCCTCACAATGCGGGCACGGGACGAAGAAACGCCGCTGGTCAGTCGTCTCGTATTCGCGCTCGATCCGCGACAGGCCATGAATCGTCGGCGTCGACCCCAGTAACACCTTGGACCGCCACGAGAATGTGCGGGTTCGGGCCTCGGCGAGCGCGACCGGATCGCCTTCCTCGTCGGCCGACGGCGGGTACGCGTCGACCTCGTCCAGAAACAGGTAGCGCGCCGGCATCGAGCGCAGGCCGACCGCGCTGTTGGCACCGGTGATGACCAGCAAACCGGCCGGGAACTCCTTCGACAGCACGGTGTTGCCGGCGTCGCGAGATCGCGCCGGCCGGACACGTTCTCGCAATGCCGGGCTCTCGCTGATCAGTGGATCGACGCGTTGGCGCGAGAAGCGCTTTGCGAGCTCTACAGTCGGCTGCACTGCGAGCATCGGCCCGGGCGCGTGGTGGATCACATAGCCGATCCAGTTGTTGCCGCCCTCTGTGAAGCCGACTTGCGCCGACTTCATCACCACGACGCGCCGCGTCGGGTTCATTGGCGAGAGCGCGTCGACGATCTCCCGGATGTAGGGAGTGCGGTCCGTCCGGTACCGACCGGGCTCCGCCGAGGCACGCGGGCTCAACAGCCGATGCCTGTCGGCCCACTCGGAAACGGTGAGCGCCGGGTCGGGCAGCAGCCCGGCGCGCCAAGCCTGGCTCAGCTCATCGGCGCCGTCGAACCCAAAGAGATCATCTGAGCTCAGCCCGGATCTCGGCGAGTTCGGCGAGGTGACCGCGGACATGCGTTTCTACGAGTTTTTGAACCGCATGGGCGTCCACGCCGAGATCGGCCGCGATGAGTGCGGCGACGCGCGCCGGCCAGTTGAGCCAAGAATCCCTTTCCTCGCGCGCCAGGCGGAAGATCATCGCAGTCGCCCGGGCACGATCGACGAGTTCTCCCTTCATGCGTTGTAGGCGCAGTCGCGCGAGGTGAGCCTTGGCGATCTCATGAGCGGTGCGCGCCTGGACGAACGTGACGTTCGACCCGGTCGGGAGCCCTTGCTCCTTGAGTGTCTCCCGCACCGAGCCGAGAGCGACGTCGGCGACGGGCTTAAGGTTTTCCGAGGCCGCACGCTTTGGCGCCGACTTGGCGCGACCAGGATCGGTCGAGCGTTGCCATGCGGCGTCCGCCTTAGCGGTTTCAATCGTGCCGTCTGACTCGACTGGGACGCGGCCAGCCTTGATGGCGCGCATCACCGCGACATGGCTGACGCCGCGGTGACGCGCATAAGCTCGGATCGAAAGTCCCATGGTGACTATCGCGCCCTATCCGCATCTGCGACGCGGTACGAGGCCGGGCATCGCGGCAGGAAGCAATCAGCGGCAGGCGCGCATGACCCGGCCCACGTAAGCGGGCGAGGGGTGACCGCCTATGCCGCTTTGATAGAGTCCGATTGATCCTGCCGTAAGTGCTCGATGCGCATAGCGGAAGCCGAACGTGAGGTTGGTACGTGGATCAAAAAGCAGCGACCGCGACCCCCGAAACCCAACGTCGCGCGCTGTGGCAAGCTTGATCTGCGTCAGGCCAACCTCACCGGCGCGGCCGACCATGTGAGGCCTGTAGCCACTTTCCGTACGCACAAGCCCGTGAGCCACACAGTCCGGAATCCCCGCCCGGGCCGCTACCTCGCTTACGAGATGGTGCAGGGCGAGACGCTGCTTGCGTAAGGCTCCGAGCACATCGAGTGCGGCGTTAGCCCGCGCCATGGATGGGTGAAGCGACAGCGCAACTGCGAGCGCCGCGCCGAGCAGAGCATGGGACATCAGGATTGCTCTCGTAGAAAAGCCCGCCGGTGGCGGGCGCTTTCAGTCAGGCGACGGACGGCACGATGGTGCGCGTCAGCGGCTCGATAATTCCATGATTGTTCAGAGGCGAACAAAGCAATCAAATGATCGCTCTATTCACTTGGCTTTTGCCGCACACCGAGCATGTATGGCTTCATCGAAAGCGGGAAACACGCCATGACGACACTTCCATCCAACAATACCGAATGGGGCTTCTGGGGAACTATTCGTCACCACGACGATCCAGCTCTGGCTTGGCCGATTGCGATCCAAGCCATTGCTGCGGCAACCGGCGCTCCTGTCAGCGCGGCGCGCGATTTCCTCGACAGCCAACACGGCCGCCATTTCGGAGACGACGTCGCGAACGGCCTCAGCCGCGGGCTCGCCTTGCCCGTAGCAGTCAACGCCGCGATCGAGCGCTGGCTGACCTGGACTATTGGCCGGCGATTGTCTCGCGAGACTGGCGTCCCTCGCGGGTTGCCCTACCTTGTCGGTTTCGTGACCGAATACGAGATTCTTGCCGAAGCAAACGCCTGAACCTTGATCGCCCTGCTAGCGCCCCGCGCTGCGAAAGCAGCCGGGGCTCCGGTCAGTAGAAGGGCCGCGATCATCGCGGTTCGCTACTGAGGAGCCCGATATGGCCAAGGCGAAATCCCGCAAGTCCCCTGCGAAGAAGCAGAAGCGCGCGACCGCGAGCAAAGCACCGGCCAAGCGCGCCGGTACTAAGCAGGCTCAACTGATCGCGATGCTTGAGCGTCCTGACGGCGCAACGATCGAGGAGATCGTCAAGAAGCTCGAATGGCAGTCGCACACGGTACGCGGCGCCATTGCGGGCGCGCTCAAGAAGCGGCTTAAGCTCAAAGTCGATTCGGAGAAGGTCGAGGGCCGAGGTCGCGTCTATCGTATCGCCGCCTAGTAGTTTTACGCTTTCGCGTCCGCAAGGTCTGACCGGTGGTAGCGTGCGTCGCGCTGCCGCCGGTGACTTGCCGCAATCCGAATCCCAAATTCTTGATATCCGAGCTATGCGCTCGCTGCCTGTAGCGCGGCCTCGGCTTTGTTTAGGCTCCCGGCTACCCTGTCAAAATCCCCGCGCAGTGCTTTAAGCGCCGTGCGCTCTTTTCCGATTTCGTTCGCGGTGCGGAAGCCCAGCCTCCGAAGGATTGGAACGGGCGGACACCACCCTTGGATGGCGTGTTGAAACAAAAATGCTGTCACGAGGGCCGATAGTGCGAACCATTTGCGATTGCCCATCGAGCCAAGGGCAACGCCAGTGAACGCGAGTGCGGATGCGTTGGCTTCGATCGCCCGCTCGATGTCCCATTCCTCGTCCAGCTCGCGCAGCCGGTGCGGAATGTCGTCCAGATGTGAACTGTAATAGCGGACCCGCCGCGCAATCTGGCGCTGAATCCGCTGGTTGATTTCCTTGCTGGTGTGCGCGGGGACCCGCTCGGTCGTGGTCGTCGACATGAGGGTCTCCTAACCGGCTTTATCGAGCTGTTTTCGAACAGTCGCGGCGGAATTGCCCACCTTATCAACGGCTTTTTGTAGCTCGTCTCGGGTAACGCCAAGCTCCTTGGTCCAGTATTTGACCTCGTAATCCTCACTCATATTGATTTTGCTGCGATCTGGCTGGCCGCGTTTGAGCTTGTTGTCAGACATGCCGGAACAACGTCGACCGCAAAATTCCGTTCCGGAACGGGGAACCGGAATCTTGCTTAGTGATTAGGTCCCGAACCGCTGTTCGGTCACGGCGTGCTCCGCAGTCCCCCCGGTCAAATTTTGCCAACGCTGCACGATCACGTCGACGTATTTCGGATCGAGTTCCACCAGCCGCGCGCGGCGGCCTGCTCGCTCCGCCGCGATCATCGTGGTACCCGAGCCGCCGAAGAGGTCGAGTACGATGTCGCGGCTCTTCGACGAGTTCCGGATGGCGCGCTCGACCAGCTCGATCGGCTTCATCGTCGGGTGCAAATCGTTCTTTGCAGGTTTGTCGATGAACCAGACGTCGCCCTGGTCGCGCGCGCCACACCAGTAGTGATCGACGCCGTCCTTCCAACCGTAGAGGATCGGCTCGTACTGACGCTGATAGTCGGAACGGCCAAGCGTGAAGGTGTTCTTGGCCCAGATCACGAAGGTCGACCACTTACCGCCGGCTTCTCGAAACGCCTTCTGCAGGACATCCAGTTCCGATGACGACATGCAGATGTAGATCGCGCCCTTCGTCATGCTGAGCATGTTGACGCTTGCGTCGTAGAGCAGCGCACCGAACTCGGCGCCGAGGGCATCATTCAAGATCGGTCGGCTTTTTCCCTTGCGCTTGTCCTTCGCGGAATTCGCGTAGTTCACATTGTAGGGCGGGTCGGTGAAGCACATGTCGGCCAACTCGCCGCCGAGCGCTGTCTCGACATCCGCCAGGACAGTGGCATCACCACACAAAACGCGATGCTCGCCGCAGATCCATAGGTCTCCGGGACGGCTGACTGCCTCCACGGGCAGTGGGGGCGCCTCATCGGCGTCCTCTGCTTCACCCCCGGCTTCCGCCAGCAGTCGGTCCAGGTCCTCATCATCGAAGCCGAGCATTCCCAGGTCGACGTTCTCGTCTCGGAGTGCGGTCAGCTCCGCGGCGAGCATCTCGTCATCCCAGCCGGCGTTCTCGGCGATCCGGTTGTCGGCGAGCATCAAGGCCCGCCGTTGCGTCGGCGATAGGTGCGACAGGACGATGACCGGCGCTTCGTTCATCCCAAGCTTGCGCGCCGCGAGAACGCGGCCGTGGCCAGCGACGATCACACCGTCGTCCCCGACAAGAACCGGATTCACGAACCCGAATTCGGCGATCGACCCGGCGATTTGCGCCACCTGCGCGTCCGAGTGCGTTCGTGCATTGCGGGCGTGCGGGATCAAGCGGTCGAGCGGCCAATGCTCGACCCTGTCGTCTGCGATAGATTGCATCGTTCGGGAGATCGATTCAGGTGATGAGAGAGTGTAGGCGGGGACGTTCAATTCAGGGCGAAGATGCCGCCATTCAGTGCCGTGGCAAACGCGGTCCACGCAGCATACGGAATGAACAGCAACGCTGATGTGCGATCCGTCCACCACGTGGTGGCGATGAATGCCAGATTGACCACCACCAGCAGCGTGACGATCGCGAGCGCAAAACCTATCTTGTGTGCTGAAAAGAAAATCGGCGTCCACATGAAGTTCAATGCGAGCTGAACCCACCACAGAAGCATCGCGACCGATCGCGGCCGAACGCGTGCCGTGCGCCAACCGGCAACCGCTATGAACACGTAGAGGAGTGTCCAAACCGGGCCGAACAACCAGCCCGGAGGCGTGAACTCAGGCTTTGCGAGTTCTGCGTACCAAGGTCCTGGCCTGTTGAGGAATCCAATTGCCCAACCACCTCCGACCACTAGGACGAGGAAGGCAACAATGAGGAGACGAGAACCAAGAGACCGCATGTTACCACTATGTGTACCAGCCCCGTTTCTGCGCAAGCCCAATAACGATGCGGGTTTCTCAGTCCCGGGGGTGGTAACTGGTAACTCAGATTTCGCGGGTGTCGGTAGCGAAGCGGCGCGCCATTGCCCCCCGCATTCAATTCTGAGCCAGGGAGGACCCGCGATTTGGTGTGGGGGTGTCAGTCACGACTCTCGCGACCATAACGAAATTCATAGCCATTCTTTCCGCTTTTGTCCGCGCGAAAAGTGTCCGCCAGACACTTTTCTATTTGCTACGCACCTTTGTCCTTGCGGACGTGATCGCCTCCCGTCGTGAGCACCGGGGCGACAGTGGCCGGCCGCTCAGACGGAATGCGATGACGCAAAGGCCGTAGAGCCAGCGTTCGTTTGCGGCAGACCGAACCAGGCCCACTTTCCAGCAGATCTCTTTCCAGCGTGCGCCAGTCGCGCGCAGCCAGACGATCTTTGCATCTGTCGGCTCCAACCAACGCAACCACTCCAACGCTTCCTCCATCCGTGTGATGGCGTCCGGCGCAGGTGGTCCCCGCCGAAGCCGTTCGGGCTCTCGGCCGATTAGATCGGCGAACTCGGCCATCATGGCGGGCCAGGTGTTGAAGTGTCCGGGAATGCGTACGTTAGGCAGTCGTTTCATCACGTCCGCGGCGTCAACGAAACGTTCTTCGATAAGCGAGGGTGTCCACTTGGTTTCGGTCATGGGGATGTCTTCTCGGCTCGGGTGCCATAGAGCTTGTCGCCAAGCTGGCGAATCATTTCCCGCTCCGGCCAGCTCAGCCGTTCGTCGTCTGCGCTCACCACCAGGATGTTTTGGTCATGCCAGCCGCAACGTTTGACGCGGTCAGGCGAAATCCTTTCGCCCCCGAACCCTCTTGGTCCCCACCTCATTGCTGTGTCTCCCTTGCGAGGAGGTCGGTGAGGGAGCCGATGATCGATGCTGGGGTCTTGCCATCTCCGAGGCGGCCCATGCTGCTTGCGAGAGCTGCCGGCTCCACGCCATGCTGAAGCAGCAGGGACAGTGCAACACACGCATCGTCCAGGATGGCATCCATCGCGGAGCCGACTTTCGCTCCATGGGTGAACACTTCCCCAATCCTGTCTCGTTCGATATCGAAACCGATTGTGACCGCGTAGGTTCGCCAGTCGTGGACAAGCTCCATCGTTGTGCTCGGTCGACGATCCGGGAGGCGCTCGCGTGTCATTGCACGCCTCCCTTGGTCTCGATCGCCCAAAGCAGGATTGCGATCGCGTCCGCTTCGTTGTCATCGGCCGGGTGATAACCACGTGCGCGGACAGCATTCACCACCGCGGCCTTGTCGGCATTGCCCTTGCCGGCAATGAATCGCTTGATCGTACCCACGGGCACGCCTTGGTAGGCGACCTTCTGTTGCTCGCACCACGCGGTCAGCGTGGCCATGAAGCCACCGTAGAGATGCGCCGCATCCGTCCCGGCGTGCCTTCGGACTTCCTCGAAGTAGATTGACGTTAATCCGGCATTCGCAGACACGCTGTTGAGCCAGCCGCGAAATCGCAGATACCGCATGCCACCGCCGTCGTAACGGCTCGGGCGGAACGAGACCGTGCCGCTTTCGATCTTGCGATCACCAGCGTGCATGGCCCATCCGGTCATTGTGCCAAGGTCGAGCGCAAGAACGCTCTTCCTAGCTTGGACGAGAGGCCTACCGTCCTGATGCGGAGGCAGGACGATCGGCATAGAAAGTTCGTTCGCGGCGCCAGAGGCGCGCGTAATTGTCGCGTTCATGATGATGTCCTGAGTTGAGTGAGGGTTCTGGCGCGCTGTCAGGCGCGCGATCCGGTCACATGTTCAGGTCGGGGAGGCGCGCGAACGCGGAACAGTCCGTGGCCACTGTGGCCACCGGCAAAATTCAGGTGGCCACACCTAACTGTTTGAAAGGAAAGGCGAGTAGCCACCTGTACCACTGTGACCACCTTCAAACATAAGATACTACGCGCGACCTTTCCTCGAATTGAGGAAACGTCATTCCCAAAATCTGCTGTTCTGCGGTGGCTCCGGTGGCCACAGTGGCACCTGGGCTGTCTCGTCAATGGGTTAGCTGTGGCCACCGCAAATTTCCGGGTGGCCACGGTGGCCCAAAACAGGGCTGCATGACGCGCGTCAGTGGCCACCGGAGCCACTGTGGCCACCGCGAAAAAGCCGGAAGACGGGGTTGGCGTCATCGTGCGTCCTCCATGCCGAGAGGCATGCTCTGCCAGGCGGATTGCCGTCCGAACTCTTGGCGCTTGAGCGCATAGGCGTCGATCCGCCCGATCTGGGGCACGTACCGGACGGACACACGTTTGGTGTCGGTCCGCTTTGCGAGCAGATCCCGGTCGCTCAAAGCCTTGACGATTTGCTGGGCCTTGAGCGTCTCGCCGCTCGCCTCTCGGATGCGCTGGACGGGCAGATAGATCGCTGCCTGGTCATACCAGGCGACCGCCTCGCGGTTGTTGAGCTTGCGGTCGAAGCCGTCGGAACCTGTGTCGACGGACTTTATGGTGACGTCCCACCGTTCCGCGATCCACGCTCGGATGTTCGCGATCGCCTGTTCGTCGGGCGTCAATGCATCGGCGTCAGAAGAGCGCGAGAACCGTTCCCAGCACCACTGCACGGTTCCCTCGAGATCGAGCGACCATGGCAGCAGGTCGAAATCTTGCGCGAGCTTTCCTGCGACCAGCGGCAGGGCGAGACAGGTCGCCGCCCGCAGGCGGGCCGAGTCCGCCTTGTCGCCGGCAATCGTGCGGGCTGCGTCGATGACGCTCTCGCGAAGCACATCCGGGTGCTGGTGTCGCTTCTCCTTGATGAGGCGGGCGACGAACGCCGGTCCGGCATGACCGTGATGCTTTCCGACCCCTGCGATCGCGCGCATGAGGTCGGGCGATACGTTGCGATCCACGTCGGTGACATCAACATCGACGATGCGCACCGCCATGCCGGCAATCCATGACGCGCCGTCGGCGCGGACCTTTTCCTCCAGCGAGCACTCGCTCGACAACACCGCGTAAGTCGACCAGGCGTACCGCTGTTTCAGCAGCGCACCCGCCGTCAGCCGCGCTTTGCCTTGTCCTCCGGCAATCGCGTAAATCAGCCGCGCGACGGCCCTGCCGTCGGCGTGCGCCAGTTCGTCGAGCGCGAGCACCGTGCCGGAAGCCGCTTGGGCAAAGACCTCGACGGCATTCTCGGTGGAGCGCATCGACTGCAATAAGCCGGCGCCGATAGATGGCGATGTCCAGGCCGAGACTGCTAACCGTTGTGCCGTCGTCTTTCCGCTCGATGAGAGGCCGGAGAGATTGATGCCGCAGCTGTCGAGGCCGGCTAGCGATTGCACCGCACCGGCGAAACCCGCCAGCACACCCAGCAAGAAATGCGGACAACCGGTCGCTTCGGCTGCCGCGGTGACGGCCTTCTTCCATCCTTCCAGCGTCCCCTTGGCAACAGTTCCGAAACGCGCCGCCGTCGCCAACTCGAGTTTCGCAGCATCTTCGCTGATCGAAGCGCCGCCGGGCGTAACGAAGAGCGGATAATCATTGCCCTCGACGCGGTGCCACCCGGGGCGTGAGACAACCAGGATCTCATCGTCAGGATCGGCAGCTTTGAGAATCTGGACGGCTAGGCTGTCGCCATCGCTCTCGGTGCGCAGGCCGGCCGCGAAGAGCGCACCTTTGATTTCGCTGGCGCCGACCCGGGCAAGCGAAGCCCGGTCGAAATCGACCGCGCGGACGCGCGTGTCCATTGCTTCGACATGGACACGTAATCCGAATGCCTCGTCGTGATCCATGTAGCGAAGCCGGGCAACAGGTCCAAATGGCGTCGCGACCATCTCCCAGCGATCACGACCAAGCTTGTCCTTGCCGGCGAGCTTGTAGAGCCGGACGGAGCCGTCCTTTGCTTTGCGATAATCGAGGAAGAGGTTTTCGAGACGCGGAAGCGGGTACAGTTGCTTTGTCTGGTCGATGGTTCCTTCCACCGGAGCGTCGACAATGGCCGCACCAAGCACGGGCGAAGCCGGCACGAATTCGGTGCACACGTTGAGTATGGCCTGCACGGCCGACGGGCCATCCGACGCCAAGACGTCGGCAAAGTCGGTGTCGACCTTCGGCGGCAGGGAAATCCAGACCCGCCGCCCTTCCGCGACGAGACGCTCAGCCAGGCGCTCGGCGGCCTTCAGCCCGGCGCCGTTTGCGTCGTGGTCGGCCGTGATCAGGACCTCCCGCAGTTCGGGGAGCAACTGACATTCCGCGAGGTGTCCGGCAGCGATTGCGGCCCAAACCGGAAGATCAGGACGCGCCGTACGGATTGCCAAGGCTGTCTCGATGCCCTCGGCGAGCACCACAAACGTGGTGACGGGGAACAAGCGGATCGTACCGCCGCGGATTGAGCCGACAGATTTCTTGGGGTTATCGAGCGCGGCTTTGTTAGGCGCGGCAGGATCAAGCCAGATCCGGTGCACGCCTACCGCATTCCCGGCGTGGTCGCGCACGATTGCGACGAGAGCTGGATACCCCGCGCGGGTCTGGAAGTGCGAAAGGTCAGGATGGAAAAGAAGATCCTGCGTATCGGTCGTAGCAAGGCCGCGACCGTGCAGGTAGGCCTCGGCATGCGTGCCAGGAAGTGGCAGGGCACGCGATAGGATGAACGCGATCTCGCGTTCGCTCGCACCCTCGGGTGCTTTCCGCGTCTCGATCGCGGATGGGCTCGGAGCACTGCCTGTCCCATGCTTGTAGCCGGCAAACTCGGCCGCCAACGCCAGGAATGCTCGCCCCTCGAGCCGTGATCCTTCCGAAATCGTTGACAGCGGCCCACCTCCGACATTGCCGTCGAAGTCGAACCAGTCGCCAGCGTGCGGACCCTTGAGGTGGATGACGCAGGAGCCCATCTTGCGCGGCGCGTCACCGCGGATATTGGCGAGGCGCAACACGTCGTCGACCTTGCGGCCGTTCGGGAACAGCCTCGGTGCCCAGGCGTGCGCGGTGCGCCGCAGCGCCGCGCTGAGCGCATCGAGGTCGATCGGCGTCTGGTCAAACTGTGGCGCTGCGTCGTTGAGGTCAATCATGCGCGGCCTCAATCGAGCAGCACGAGGCCGCGCTCGGCGCGCGTAATCGCGGTATAGAGCCAACGCGCTCGGTCTTCGGCGGTGCGACCGAGGCCGTCGTCGTAGATCACGATGTTCGGCCAGGATGAGCCCTGCGATTTGTGGCAGGTGATCGCCCAACCCCAGACGCATTCGACCGCCGTGCGTTTCTTGTGGTATTCGCGCCGCTCCCGTTCCGGGTCCGGCGATACGTGGTCGAGAAAGGGCCCGCGCCAGATCCGAAACCGCTCACTCTTACTGTTCGAACCGCCGCCGATCTGCTTGCCATCCTCGGATGTGATGGACGCTGTGAAGGCAATCTCGTCACCGTCGTCCTTGATGGCGTCGAGCGTGACGAACATCCCGTTCACAAGGCCGACGTCGTTGCGGTTCTTCAGGCAGATCAGCTTCTCGCCATTCCCGCCCGGAAACACCGCGTCGAACCCGGCCGCCCGCTTCATTCCGACATTGAGCTGGATGCGGGTCGCGTTCTTGCCGCAAATTACCTGGTCGGCGTTCAAGAGTTGCCGCGGCTCCAAATCGGTGCGGCGCATCTTCCATACGAAATCGTCGTGATGGCCGTAGGGTATCCACTTGCCCTCGCGCGCCAGCGTGGCAAGCCGCAGCACGGCGCTCTCGCCGGCCTGTCGGTGTACTTCGGTGAGCAGCACGTCGGGTGTTGGCGTATCGAATGCGCCTTCGCCTCGCACCGGCGGCAGCTGACCCGGATCGCCGAGCACCAACGTGGGCTTGCCGAATGCCAGGAGGTCGCGCGCCATGTCCTCGCCGACCATCGACACCTCGTCGAGCACCAGCAGCTTGCAATCGCGCACCGCAGATTCCGAGTTGAGGACGAAGCGTGGCTTGTGCGCGTCCTTGAGGCGAAGCTCGAGAGATCGGAGCCTAGCCTCTTCGAATAGGCGCTCCGCCATTCCGAACGCGCCCAGCTTGACGCGGATATCGGCCGCTTCCTTCTCGAGCTTCTCGATCTCCTGCGGCGTCGCCTCGGATACTCGGTAGATCAGCGAATGGATGGTCGAAGCGGTCGTTCCCTTGCGCGTCATCACAAGGGCAGCCTTCCCGGTGAAGGCCGCGTACAAAACTTCGCCCGGCCTCTCAATCGAAAGCCCAAGCTCGTCGATCGCGTATTTGACGATGGTCGACTTGCCGACACCGGCGTAGCCGAACACGCGGCAGACCTGCTGCTCCTTGGTGCGATTGGCATACCAGTCCTTGATAGTCGCAATCGCGGCGCGCTGCTTTTCCGAGAGTGCGATCGTCATGCGGCTGCTCCCAGCCGATGGCAGCGCCGCAGATACGGGCAGAACCGACAGACGTAATGCTCGGGATCATCCGAGATGCGCGGCAGCAACTCTCGGGACTCGACTGAGCGGATGATCGTGACGGCGCGATCCGACAGGGCTTGTGCTTCCGCCGCACCGTAGGCGATCAGCTCCGGATAGAAGCGCATGGTGTCGCGATCGAGCGCGAGGAAGAGGGTCGTCTCGATCTGCAGATAACCCATGTAGATCTGGATCTGTGCCCAATAGACTGGCTTCGACTTGCGGACGCCGCGCTTCACGGTGTCCTGCCAGGACTTGGAGGACAGCGCCTTGTGCTCGAACAGGATCGGATAAGGAACACCGAGATCCGGTCCGCTGACGATCACGCCGTCGATGTGGCCGCGGAAGCGTCCATTGGCCGTCGCGAAGCCGAATTGCGATCCGTCTCGTTTGTGACTGCGAAGATCGAAGCCGGCGAGCCGCAGCCAGCGGATCGTCATGTCCTCGAAGCGGTGACCGGCCTCGAACACGCGCAAGATGCGCCCGCTGAAGGCGGCATCGGGGTCGACTGGAGTGCCGCCATATTCGTAACAGAGCCGACGCGCGCATGGCTCCCCAATGCGGGAAGCACCAAGGTAAGCACGCGGCGGCGATGTATCGCGCTGCGCGGTGAGCGCGGTTTCCATGAGCTTGTCGAACTCGGCGGCTAGCGCGGCGCCAGCCGTCTGGCTTCCGTAGACGTAGCCAGATCCATGGTTCAGATCGATCATCACCAGGTCCTAGAAAGGGATGTCGTCGTTTAGCGCGAGGCGGCCCATGCCATTGCGGAAGCCGTCGACGCAGGCCTCGATGATCCGATCGATCTCGGCAGCGCTTCGCCCTTCGAAGGCCGGCATCAGGCCGAGTTCGGTGATGACCTCGGCAAATGGGCCCCGTGCCGCTTTGATGGCTTTGGTTTCGATTGCGGTTTTGTCGATCATTCCGTTCAGTCTCTTGGCAATGGCGCTGCCTACTTCCTGACAGCGGCGCGAGCAGAAGGCATAGGTCGGATGGCGATCCGGCCTCATGTGATGCGCGTAGTAGAAACCCCGTGATCCGCGCCCGCAGATGCGGCAGACTCTCACCCCAGGAGCAGTGTCGAGAGCCTCGGCGACTCGGACTCGTCGGGTGCCTCCGCGATCCGCCGCGATGCCAGCACGATCCAGCAGCTGTTCGCTGCCTCCGCGATGTTCTCCAGTTCCTTCGCGGTGAGGCTGCGGATCGGTCGGTCCAGACGAACGGACCCTTCGAGCCATGCGCCAACGGCCTTTGCGCATTCGCTTCTCACGTGATCGGCCCAAACATCCGAGGCGCTACGGTTCACCGGTCTAGGCGACGACATGGCTCACTCATTGAGCCACGCGGGCCCCGCACGTTGCGGTGCGACATGGGCCGCCGGTGCCGCCTGACCCTGCTGCCATGCGGGCGTTGCCGCGACAGGCGGCGTGTTTGCCGCTGCGGTGGCGGTACGCGGGGCGTTCGGCGACAGTCCGCCTGCCGGCGCCGCCGCGCTATGACTTTGCCAGGCAGGCCCCGTGTTGGCTTGGGCGGAAGCCTTGGGCGCGCGACGCTGACCGGGTCGGGGCGGGACGTCCTCGCCCTTCATCACCTTCGCCCATTCGGGAAGATCCGGTGTGACAGCAATGTCCAGCTGATTTTTGTCGCCGTAGTTGTCCGACTTCACGCCGACCTTCGCCACAAACACAATGCCGTCGAGAGACTTGAGGCTTGGAAGTGTGCGCTTCGCCTTCGCGTCGGCGCTCTCGTCTTTGGGATTGAGGCCGAGCGCGCTCTCGATCATGCCGCGGATCGTCCGCTTGGTGATGGACCACCCGAGCGAAACGCCCTTCTCGTCGACCTTGCCTCCGGAGACGGTGAGCAACTGCCAGAATTTGCGTCGGATGTGCGGGCCCTCAACGACCGTGAATTCGCAGTCGAGCGACAGGACGTCCGATCCAGGTTGGTTCGAGGCTTTGAGGAACCCCGCATCCATCGGTCCGGGCCCGTCGACGCCGCCTGGGCGAACCAGCATCGAGACCTTCACGAACGAACCGTCGGGGATGAGATCGGAAGAGCGCTGAGGCTCCGCGTCATTGAGATCAAACATGCGTTGTCCTCTCGATATGAAAGCGTTGGATTAGGCGGCTCTGCGGCTCGCAATGCCGCTGGCCTTGTTCAGGGCCGCCATCAGATCCGGCGGTTCGGTCGGATCGAGCATTCCGGAGCGGTCTTTGGCTGGAAGGCTCCACGGATTGCCGGACCGACACACAAGCCGTCGCATCGCGCCGCTGCTTGGGTTATGGCGCCAGGTCTCGCCCTCCGGATCGAAGAGCGAGAGCGTCATCACCTGATCGACGATACCGGGGAGTTCGCGTGCGACCTTTCCGCCTTCCATTTGCGGCTGGAATGACTCCCGGTTCGCCTCATCGACCACGCGTTCGAGAATGCCGACGAAGATGACGGTTCGCCCGGGTGCGTGCTGAAGATGTTTGAGGAGTGTGATCGTCTCTCGCGCGAGAAGACCATACGCACCGCGCATGTCGGGTTTGCCAGTGCGCTCGGAGATCGCTTCGGGCCGCCCCCTCGTCCAGGCTATCGCCTGTCGGGTTAGATCGGTGATCGAGTCAACAAACACATAGCGTTTCGTCGCGATCATCCGCGCAAGATCGGGGTATGATGTCAGGACATGGTCGTGATGCGCGGCCGAGAAAAACCCTTGCGAGTCCGCCGCCGGATCCACACCCCCGATGAGACACGCAACGTCCGCCGCGTCCTGGTACGTGCGGACCGGGATTGAGTCGCCGGGCCATCCTTGAAGCGACTTCATGCCGGCCTCGAGGTCGATGACGACCGTTTCGTCCGGCGGCAGGGTTCGAGCCAAAGACGTCTTGCCAGCGCCGGCAGGGCCGAAGATCGCGACGGTCGTCTTCGAATTCGCGACGGCGAGACGCTCGTCTGCTGTGATGATGCGAAGGGCCATCTCAGGCATCCAATCGGGCTGGCGTTGATGATCTGCAGGGCTTCGCGAACGTGCCGTGATGCCGCGCCCGATTGATCTCGGCTGCGTGGACGTGATGACGTTCGAAAAGCTCAACATCTTCGAGCCGATAGACCACGCGGCCACCCAGCTTGAGGAAGTGCGGCCCCTGGCCGAGCCAGCGCCACCGCTCCAATGTGCGCGGCGAGAGGCTCCAACGCCGGGCAAGGTCGACCTGGTTGAGGTGTCGCATCATGCGGACTTCCGCTGACGCGTGCGCTTGGCGTCCGCGGCCTCGCAACGCTCGATGAAGGCGAGAACCTTGTCGGCCGTCGCCAGCGTCGGAGATCGTCCTCGCCGCAAGTTCAGGACAAACGACGGGTCGCCAACCGCCTGGCGGCCAAACTCACTGGGGCGAACGCCGCTGGCTGCGATAAATGCTTCAACTTGTTCACGAAATTCGTCGCTGATCATTGCCAACTGACCGTCTGTTACGCTGCCCTGTTAGGAATTAGAACATCGCAATTGGCCTATTGCGTCAATGAGAAAGAATTGTTAATTTCCTATCGTTGACGATTCAAGGAGTTAGGCCATGGACCTCGATGTGGTTCGCAACCGCCTGCTGAAATTGATCGAGGACAGCGATACCGATCTCAAACACGCCTCGCTCAAGATCGGGCGCAACGCGGCGTACCTGCATCAGTTCATCTATCGCGGCACACCGAAGGTTTTGCCGGAAGCAGAACGCCATGCGCTGGCGAAGTTCCTATCGGTCGATGAGAACGACCTTCGGCACCGCACCGTGCCTCGGCGCAAACAACGCAGCGCGTCACGTCCGACTCGCTCCAGCGCCCTTACGCCCGATCTCACCGGCGTCAATCATGGCTTCGTGCGTGTGGCGGAAATCGATGTACGTGCGTCAGCCGGACCGGGCGCGATCAACTCTGGCTTCGAAGAAGCCAAGGCAACATGGCTGTTCCCGGAAGGTGTTGTTCGGCACGAATTCCGGGCCAGCCCGACCGAACTGCGGATGATCACCGTCGACGGCGATTCGATGGAGCCGTTGCTGTCGACGGGCGACAGGATCGTGCTCGACATAAGCCAGAAGGTACCGGTGCCGCCCGGGATCTTCGTGATCTGGGACGGGATGGGACTCGTCGCGAAACGCGTCGAGCACATTCCCAATTCGGAGCCGCCCAAGGTGCTGATCAAGTCGGTCAACCCGAACTATCAGGCTTACGAGCGTTCCGCCGAGGAAGTGAATGTTGTCGGCCGCGTCGTGTGGATGGCCCGCCGGCTGTGAGACCCAGCATGAACGTTCGAGTGAGTGGAGTGAACGATGACGCGCTATCTGTATTCAGCACCGCAACCGGCGGTCCGCGTGCGGTGTCTGCGGTGCCGACATGAATCGAGGCTCACCGAGACTGGCCTCAGACAGTTCGGGATCCCGCCCGCCGCGGCGATCGCAAGCTACGTGAAGCGGTTGCGTTGCAAGAAGTGCGGAAGCCAAAGTGTCGAAGCGTCTCACGTTGAGACGCCACAGCCCGTCCAGATCAGCGAGACCTATCTCGTGCGTCGATCAACAAAAGATGCTGCCATGCTGCAAGAGCCAGGTGAGAACGGAGTGAAATGACAGGATGGTTTGAACAGACGGCGTGCCCAAGGCCTTTCGCTTCGCGGCGGACTCCGCACATGTTAGCTTGGTGTCATGGCTGACAAATCAGCAATCGAATGGACCGACGCGACGTGGAATCCGGTGACGGGCTGCACGAAAATTAGCACGGGTTGCGACAACTGCTATGCGGCACGTTTCTCGGAACGCTTCCGTGGAACACCCGGCCACCCCTTCGAGAACGGCTTCGACCTTACGCTCCGACCGGAGAGACTTCAGCAGCCTCTGCAATGGCGTCGGCCTCGCATGATCTTCGTCAACTCCATGAGCGACCTCTTCCATAAGGACGTGCCCGATGAGTTCATCAGCCGTGTGTTCGACACGATGGAAGCTGCGCATTGGCACACCTTTCAGGTGCTGACGAAGCGGTCATCGCTAATGCGCGACTTCCTGAAGAAGCGCTACGGCGTGTCTACGGGTCCGGTGCACATGTGGTTCGGCGTATCGGTCGAGGACGGCACGAAGCTATCGCGCGTGCGGCATCTTCAACAGGCGCGGGCAGGCGTGCGATTCCTGTCCATCGAGCCTCTAATCGATGATGTCGGAGAGCTCGACCTTGTCGGTATTGATTGGGTGATCGTCGGCGGCGAGAGCGGGCCGAGGGCGCGACCGATGGAGAAGGCATGGGTTCGTTCGATCCGCGACCAATGCAAGGCAGCGGGCGTGTCGTTTTTCTTCAAACAATGGGGCGGTATCAGGCCGAAAACGGGCGGCCGGCGACTCGATGGCCGGGAATGGAGCCAGTTTCCGAAGTCTTCCGCATCCTGTGTGGTGGCGGCTGAGTAGGCATCGCCCATGCCCTCGCTAGATGATTACGTCGATCGCGAGCAGGCCTACGTCAAACACATTTTTCTCGAGCGTTACCTTGAAGCACTGTTTCACAAGACAGGTAGCATCTTCGATCACATCGTCTATGTCGACGGTTTCGCCGGGCCATGGCAAAGCGCCAACGAGCAATTCGGCGACACGTCATTCGGGATTGCGCTGAGCGCGCTGCGAAAGGCCAAGGCTTCGCTTCAACAGCGTCGCCGCACCGTGCGGATGACCGCCCTGCTGGTTGAGAAGAACGCCGAAGCACATGCGCGACTGGAGACGTTGCAGAGGCGCTATCCCGATGTTGAAATCAAGACCTACAACGATGATTTTTGCACCATCGTGCAACGGATCGCCGATGACATTCCGCCCAATGCATTCGCCTTCTTTTTGATTGACCCGAAAGGCTGGAGCGTTCCACTTGACCAGATTCGCCCGCTGTTGAGCCGCCAAAAATCCGAGGTCGTCTTCAATTTCATGTTCGATTTCATCAACCGCGCGGCCAGCATGGGCGAGCACGTCACGCGCGGCCTCGACGAACTGATGCCCGGCAGCGACTGGCAGCGGCGCCTGCGCGAGGCGGAAGCAGCGTTCGGTCACTACGGTTTGAGCGGCGACGATCGCAAGGAGGTCCTGGTCGGTGCGTTCGGCGACAGCCTGAAGCAGATCGGTGGTTACGCTTATGTGGCGGAGCTGACCGTTCTGCGACCGTTGAAGGATCGGCCTCTGTATTGTTTGGTTTACGGATCGCGACACGAGAGCGGCATCGAAGTGTTTCGCGATTGTCAGATGAAGGCGTTGCAGACGCAGGCCGAAATCCGTGCCCAGGGCAAGGTGAAGGCGACAGAGGTTAAGAGCGGCCAAAACGAGTTGTTCGAATCGATGCTCGACATGGCGCCCGACCAGACCGAGGCCATGCTGGCGGAGGCAAAACAGAACGCGCGAGTCTTAGTGCTTGAGCTTGTGCCGCGCGTGCCGGGGGACATTACCTATAGGCGGCTGTGGGCGAGTGTGCTCGCGCAACATTCGGTGCGAAGAACAGACGTGAACAAGATTTGTGCCGCGATGAAGGATAGCGGCGAACTGCTGTTTCCTGACTGGGAGCCAGGCAAGCGCGTGCCGCAAGATCGCTATCGGGTCCAGCGCCCCTAGGTCGAGTGTCTCGCTGGGCCGTCGTGCGGATCGCGGACACTTTTCGCCGCGCCTCCTTTGTTTTCGCTGGATCACGAAGCCTTCGCTTTTCTGCTGTCGTATCTTGGCAATGTCGCCTATCGGCAATTTCAGAGTATTGCCGAGCATCGACATGCACAACGAGATGAAATGCGTCATCGACCGTATGACCGCAGACGAGCGCCTCGACGAGGTCGCCGAGATCCTGGCCGCCGGCCTAATGCGGCTGATGTCGCGACAGTCCAGTCCTTTATCTGCCGACTCCGGAGAAAGTTCGCTCGACTGTCCTGCGGACCAGAGCGGTCATGCCAACGTCCTCAAGGGAGGCTTGGATTGACCGATACGGTGCTGACGCGGGTCGCGGCGTTGAAGACGCTGCCGATCCCCCAACTGAAACAGCAATGGCGCGATCTCTTCGAGAGCGAGCCGCCGCCCTATAACCGCCGCTTCCTCGAACACCGGCTCGCCTATCGGATTCAGGAACTGGCCTATGGCGGACTGAAGCCCGCGACCGTCGCGCGGCTACGACAGTTGGCCGAGGATCTCGACGGCGGTGACCCAGCCAATCGCCGGCGCCACCATCAGGATCGCCCGATGCCGGGCACGCGGCTGATCCGCGAATGGCAGGGCGTCGAGCACTGCGTCACGGTGCGGGACGACGACTTCGAATATCAGGGCCGACCCTTCAAGTCGCTCTCGGCGATCGCGCGCGCCATCACCGGCACGCAGTGGAACGGCTGGCTGTTCTTCGGCCTCAAGCACCGGGGCACGCCGTGAAGAAGCCGGTCGTCCGAAAACTGCGCTGTGCGGTTTACACCCGCAAGTCCAGCGAAGAGGGCCTCGAGCAGGAGTTCAATTCGCTCGATGCTCAACGCGAGGCCTGCGAGGCCTACATCGCGAGCCAGAAGCCAGAAGGGTGGGTACTCGTACCCGATCGCTACGACGACGGCGGCATCTCGGGCGCGACATTGGAGCGTCCAGCGCTGAAGCGGCTGCTTGCTGATATCGAGCAGCATCGCGTCGACGTGGTCGTCGTCTACAAGATCGACCGTCTCAGCCGCGCCCTGATGGACTTCTCAAAGCTGGTCGAGGTGTTCGATCGCAACAACGTCACCTTCGTCAGCGTCACGCAGTCGTTCAATACGACCACGTCGATGGGCCGGCTGACGCTCAACATCCTGCTGTCATTCGCGCAGTTCGAGCGGGAGGTGATCGGCGAGCGCATCCGCGACAAGTTTGCCGCCTCGCGGAAGAAGGGGATGTGGATGGGCGGCTTCGTGCCGCTTGGCTACGACGTCAAGGACCGCAAGCTGGTTGTGAACGAGGCAGAAGCCGAGACCGTCCGGCGCATCTTCGAAAAATTCACGAAAACCGGATCGGTGACCAAGCTGGTCCGGGCGCTGCGAGATGAAGGCGTGCGCGGCAAGCGCGGGCGGTTGATCGACAAAGCCTATGTCTACCAACTCTTCCGAAACCGAACTTACATCGGTCAGGCCGTTCACAAGGGCGTCTCTTATCCAGGTGAGCACAACGCGATCGTCAGCAAGGAGCTATGGGACAAGGTCTACGCCGTCCTCAGTCACGGGCCGCGACGACGCGCGGCGGCGACGAGGGCTCAGACACCGGCTCTGCTGAAGGGCCTCATCTTCGGCCCAACCGGCTGCGCGATGACACCGACCCACACCCGCAAGGGAGGGCGGCTCTATCGCTACTACATCGCCACCGATCTGCTGAAGCATGATGCGCCAGCATGCACCGTGCGGCGCGTGCCGGCCGCCGAGATTGAAGGCGCGGTGCTCGATCAGGTCCGCGGCCTCCTGCGCTCCCCGGAAATGATCGTGCGCGCGTGGCGCGCGGGCAAGCGCCTCGTCGCCGGCCTGGACGAGTCCGAGGTCCGCGCCGCCCTGCAGCGGCTCGATCCCGTCTGGAACGAGCTGTTCCCGGCCGAGCAGGCGCGCGTCGTGCAGCTGCTCGTCGAGCGCGTCGACCTCAGCCCGGACGGCGTCGAAATACGACTGAGGACCGAAGGACTGGCGAACCTAACCGCGCAGTTGGATGCGGTCAGGCCGGAGCAGGGGGCTGCCTAATGGCAAAACCGAAGATCAAGAGCGACGGCCGCACCATCACGGTGCGCGTGCCGATTTCGATACGCAGGCGCGGCGGACGAAAGCTTGTCCTATCACCCGACGGCACACCCGATATAGGGCCAGTGATCCGCCGACGCATCGACAACGCCATGGTCAAGGCGGTCGCCCGGGCGTTCCGCTGGCGCGAAATGATGGAGAGCGGCACCCACGTGACCATCGCGGAGATCGCCGCAGCCGAGAAGATCAACGAGTCCTACGTCGGTCGCGTCTTGCGATTGACCCTGCTGGCACCGGACATCGTCGAGGCGATCTTGGAGGGGCATCAGTCGATGAATATGACGCTAGCGATGCTGATGCGGCCGTTTCCGGCGAATTGGATCAGCCAGCGGGCCTCACATTTCGAATCGAGCGCGCATGTGAGAGCAAATTTACAAGACGCGGCGGCTTGATCGCTGTAGACTGCGCTACTTCAGAAATGACCATGAATGACAACAGCCCTCGCATACGATAAGAATTACGCGTTCAACGCAATATGCCCGTATTACACGATGTTTCCGCTGGAGTACCCGCTCCAGATCATCCGGAAACACAAAGCCGACGCTCCGATCATACTCGATCCGTTCTGTGGCCGAGGGACGACGATCTACGCGGCGCGTAGGCTCGGCCTGAAATCGTACGGCTTCGACACCTCGCCGATCGCTGCTGCTATCGCGCGAGCGAAGCTCGCAAGTGCCTCGCTGCAGGAAGTGATCGCACTCGGCGATAAGCTTGTCGCCAAGTCGCCGAAAGATGTACCCGAGACCGCGTTCTTCAAGCGGGCCTTTTCCAAGACCACGCTTCGTGAGCTGTGCTGCCTCCGAGAAGGATTGCTGGCGGAGAAGAAACCGTCCGACGCATTGGCAATCCTGCGAGCGGCAGCGCTCGGGTGCCTGCATGGACCGATGGTCAAGAGCGACGGGACTCCGAGCTACTTCTCTAATCAAATGCCACGCACCTTCGCGTCGAAGCCGGACTACTCGGTTCGTTTCTGGAAGGAGCGAGACCTTTTTCCGCCCAAGGTCTCGGTCATGGACGTGATCAGAAAAAAACTGGAACGCATTGCGGACCTGGACAGCGATACGCATGGCCGCCCGCGCAATGTCAGATGTTCCGATGCGAGAAAGGCCAAGACTTTTGCCGGCATTACCGGCTCCACGCTGACCATCACGTCTCCGCCGTATTACGGCATGCGCACTTACGTACAGGACCAATGGCTGAGAAACTGGTTCATAGGCGGCCCCGAGGAGATCGACTACGACAGCCCCGACCAGCTCTGTCACACCGGACACGACGCCTTTATTGTGGATTTGGCGAAGGTCTGGAAGAACGTTGGCAAGCACTCAATTGAAGGTGCGCATCTCTATGTGCGCTTTGGCACGTTGCCATCCGCCAAGAGCGATGCGAAGTATCTGCTCAGAAGCTCCCTCGAAGAAGCCGGACGCTGGGACCTCATATCGGTTAGGAACGCGCAGACAGCCAGCGCCGGAAAACGGCAGGCCGATCAGATGGGCATGGAATCCGAGCCCTCGGAAGAATACGACTTCCACGCTATCCTCAACTAGTGCCACCGTACTTCACCGTCCCTGAAAGTACCGTCCAGCTCGATTTTCACTGAGGCACGCTTGCCGCAGAACTCCTCCAGATACGACTTGATTGCGACGGACGTTTCTGCCGCCGCCTGATCGGTCGGCAAATGATACGCCAGCGACTTCGGCATCAACACGATGCACTTCGCTTTGGCTCGTGAGACGGCGACATTCGTCCGCTCTAGTTGCAGGAGAAATTCCTCCTCGCCTTCGATGATGTCGGTGTCACCAACCCCGAACGACACGATGATCGTATCGCGCTCACCGCCCTGAAACCGCTCGACGGTATCGACCGCGCTAAAAACCAGCTCGGGATTGGCCTTTGGAAACAACTCCATCAGCTTGCGCAGCACGAGGGCTTTTTGCGCCTTGTGCGGCGTGACGATGCCGAGCCCTCGTTCAAAAAACTCGTCGTCGGTGAACAGCACCGTCTTGTTCGTGACCCCGATGTTCAGGTCTTTTCCGATGGAATGCCGCACCACAAAGGCGAGGCCGGCGACTAGTCCGGCCTCGATCTCGTTCGCCTGTGACGACGTGGGATCGTCATGGATGAGCGCGGTCACGCGTCGCTCAGGCACCAGCAGCTCGCGATAGGCGTCCGTCTTAGGTAGGTTGGCAGGCAGCGTCTTGATCACGTCATCGAGCGGGACCACTACCTGCAAATCCTTCTGTTTTGTTGCCGCGCTCAAGCCGGGCGGGTAGCCCAACGACTTCGCGTAATCGACAAGGTCCTGATTGGACCGATAGTTGACCAACAGCGGCTCCTGCCGGACCGTAAAACGGCTGATGAGATAGCTTTGAATGCTGTCCACCAGGTGCTCGGCCCCCTTGGGCGGCTCCAGTTGCTGGATCGGTGGCATTTGCTTGTGATCACCAGCGATGATGATCTGACCGTCGGGCCTGAGCGCTGCCAAGGGCCGCAAAGCCAACGTGACCGGGATTTGCGAGCTTTCGTCGAGGACCACCAAATGGAACAGCTCGTCAAGATACGACATCTTCGATCCGGCGCGCTGGGTCAGTTGATGCACCATATGCGCCGTCGTCGAAATGATGGTTGTGCGCTTGTCGTCGGCCATGCTCTCCAGCAATTTGCCGAAATCCGGATCGTTGCTATCGAGCGGCACGCCTTTCAAGGTCAGATGCTTGGCGTTCGACGTGAGCGCCTTCGCGCCGCGCGAACGTGAGTAGAGCCAGTAGAAGTCGCATGTTGCGGCCGCATCGCCTTCAAGGTTCTTGGCAAGGCGGCCCGAGAGTTCTTCCGCCGTCCGGTAGTTTGGGCCGGCGATCAGAATCTTGCGCGGCTTCCCTTCACGAACGACCGCATGCAGAAATGCGACCAAAGTATCGGTCTTGCCAGTACCCGGAGGACCCCAGACGATCACCAGTTGCTGCTTGGCGCAGGCCTTTACGGCGTCGATCTGGCTTGCATTGAGTGTGTACTCATTCGCGTTGGTCGCAAACTTCGCGAGCGCCTGCACCTCCTTGTCAGCCCGAACGACTGCCTTGGCGAGCTGGTCGGCCTGCCACAAGACGCGCGCGACAGGCGTGCTTGCCCCGGTCCCTTTGGGAAGTTTTTTGGCCGCCGATGTACCCATCGCGCGCAATGCTTCCGGCGCGGGCGATGCAACAGTGGGATCGCCGATCTCGATCAGAATGTCGGTCGTCGATTTGGAATCATCATAAGGCATTCCCTCAAGCAGATACACCGGCGCTTTTCCGATCGGGATCAAGCCCGAGGCCATGACAGCTTGGAATACGGCATCGACCCCGCCCCAGCGCGGTTCAAACTGCACAACAATCCGTTTGCCGACCCGATCGAAGTGATCGAACGTCGCCAACACGACCTTGTGCATCGGCGTGTAGGCATATTTGTTGTCGGTGGGCAGGCCCAGACCGAGCGTGTGCGCGGACTGCAAAGGAAAGCCCGGCCATCCGACAATGCCGAGCGTGCACCAATCGCCTTCCTCGATTTTCGCTTCGGTCGAATCGTCGCTGACCTCGAACTCATAACGGAACGAACCATGATCCTTGACGAGCTTGGTGAGGATGATCGCCTTGTAAGATGCCTCAAGCCACTCAGCGCGCGTGATCTGCGCGTTTAGTCCTTCCGTGCGTGCGACGGCCGCAGAGACTTTCGACCAGCGATCCCAAAGCTTGGAATCGTAGGCCACTGCCGAAAGCCCTGTGGGGATGGACATGGACAGTTCAGGCGCATTGCCGTCGATGCAGTCCTTCAAGTCAGAACGCAACCGCGCGGTGATGCTGGCGATGGCCCAGGTATGGGCCTTCAATGCGGTCCCGTAGCGCTCACTTGCCTCGACGATGCTCACCGTCCTTCCAAACATCCGGACGGTTCCCGTCGTGGATTTCCAAATCTCGAAAATCCGCTCACGCGGCACGCCGTTACCCAGCGGCTCGACGTAATAGCTGTCGATATTACGCGGCGTCATCTTGTCATGGTGGTAATGCTCGGCGGTGCCCAGCAGCGTGGTCGCAAAGCGCTGCGGCTGACGGACCGCCGCCATCACGATGTCCCTGATAAAAACGATATTCGGACAGATGCTGTCCGACTTCTCGAGCAACTCATCAGGTGGGAAGATCCACGCGAGCGCACGTTGGAACCGTCCGGGCAGCTCAAGAATGCTCAACAGATGGCGGCCAAAAGCGTTGCACAGTTCCTCGTACTGGCGCAGTTCCCAAAAACAAATCTGGGTGCGCAACGTACCGAACGTTTGCGCTTTGAACACCTTCTCGGCATCTTCAATCCACGTCGCCAGCTTATCGATGAAAGCCGACACTGCCGCCCATTCGGCTTGCAGGTTGTCCTTCCCGACGACAAAGGCCGCTTCACCCAAAGACTTGAATGATTGCGATTGCGCACCGCCCACTGCCGGGAACTGTTTGCCGTAGGGCGCAAACAAGATACCCCGCAAACCGATTCCAGTCAGAAATCCCGAACCAGCGTCGAAGTTGACGACAATGTCGTATTCGGCACTCTGCCGCTTCGCGAGTCCGCCGACCTTCGAGCTTTGATCCACCGTCGTGGTGTTGCTCGCGATGGATGCCGCTCGCGCACCAATCTGGCCGCGATCTTTCTTGAGCAGTGAGTGACGGCGCAAGACATCCGCATCGGGAGCGATACCGATAAGGTTTGCCACCTTCGGATGACCCCCCTTGCCGAGAACGTGGCTCGCGCCCTTGCTCAGGCTCGCCATCTTCGAAAGATGGTCGGTCGCTTCAGCGTTGCGCGAGCAGTAATGCTCAGGATGCGCATCAAAGTGGTTGCGATCATCGGGAGACAGCCACGTCCTGTTGCCGAGCCAGTCGCAAGAACTGCAACGCGGATTGACGTGATACTCGACCGACGCCCAGCCCTCCTGGTCGCCCTGCTGCACGACACGCGGCAGATCCTCGGCAAAAAACTTGCGAACGCTCGGCATGTAGATCAGATAATTGACCCGGCCTTCCTCCAAATCGTTCTGAAGCGCGGCCAGCCTTTTGGCGTGGTCACCGCCTTCCTTGGTTCCCATGATCTTGCTGAAGCGGGGCATTTCGATGTGCCGCCACAGGTACACGCGATCCGAGACGAAGAAATTCTTGAGGAATGCCTTGCCAGCCGAATGCAGCCAATTCGAAAGGAAAACGGCATACAGACAGACTTCGGCCGAATAGCTCGCGTTCGCCTCGGTGATGTTCTTGAGATCGATGACGCAGAGCGCCAAGCGCTTGTCATCGTCCGGCAACAGTCGTCGACTGCCATCGGGTAAAATTTCATACTCCACCGCGCGACGCTGATCAGCGAGAACAACATCAGGCCGCAGTCCCGCCAGCTGCGGAATGAACGCGAGATTCGCTTTGCTGACACCAAGATTGGGAAGCGCGACATCGCGAAAATGTTCCGGCTCAAGCTCGGGCTGAAGGATCAGTGTCGGCTTAGTGAGTCCAGTCAGCGACTTTGCGATATCGACGTTTGCCCGGCCATTGCTCTTGTGAATCACGTTGTTCGGGAGGGCGGTGATCAGAATATCAAATTGATCATATTCGAACTCGCGGCCCGAGGCCGTGATCAACTGGACGCCGGGACGTGTTTTCAGCGGAACTGGAATGCCGGCTGCGGAAAGCTGCGCCGGGTTGTTCGAGAACAGTGACAGGTAGAGTTCGCGATCGCAGAGCGTCCGCAAGTACATCGAGAACTTGCTCTTGGAAACGGCGCGCTTTGGCAATACCTGAGTCACTGAGCTTTCCCGGACCAATACGCGAATTCCCGAGGCGCCCAAACGTCGCGACAATGCGGGACTCGCGTGCGGACACTATACCCGCAAGGTCGCAAGAGAAAGGCTGAACCCACTTGGGCTCATTGGCGCCCCAAGCTTTGTCATACGCACCGAACCCCACCGCCTTGCCGGCATGTCCGCGAGGTACATTTACGTCAGTAGACAGGCGCCTCATCAGGCCTTGCCGATTTATAAGTGCATGACCTAGTGATCAGGCCTAAGTCTGAATTCATCCTGCGCCCTGCTGACTTTTGGAGCCGTAGATGCACTTTTCTCGTGCTGTTCGGCCGTTACTATGCGTTCAACAAATTCATCAAATTGCTTTGCCGTCAAAATCTCGTATTCAAAAAGACTGTTTGAAGCCAGTTTTGTTGCGGCCTCTTTCTTCGCCTGGACAATCGGGTCGTCAAGCGTCCATTCATTTTTTACCTCGACGATGATTGATCTGCCTGCCTTGGTACAAACGAGAAAATCTGGGTGATAGTTTCTTACTGCATGGGACGCTGGATCGATGTAATTCACCTGAAATCCCGACTGACCATGTACCAACATCCCAGTGAAATAGATTTTATCAACTTCGTCGAGCGAAAGAACCCGTTTGAAAAACTCAAGCTCTGGTTTGCTATCAAAACAATAGGCGTCAAGATGGAACGTCTTCGCCTTGGCAGTAAGGTAGTCAGGATAATCTCGCTTTGCGAGAAGGTGTTCCTTCGCCCGAAATCGAAAACTCGGAAGCATATTACTTTTGGCGTTGTATCCCCGGATTAGCTCGACCTCTTCCGTCTCGGTTTTTGAGAATGAGTCGATTCTAAAGAATGCTTTGAACAAAGCGGGGACAAGCACATCATAAACAATCCGATTGTTGAAGTTGGCCGCCCAAAGAACACGCTCTGCTCCTTCCTTAGACGAATCAATCGCTTGTTCGATGTCGAATGGAGAAAGACCATCAAATTGAAAATACCTGGCGAGGTCGGCCGTTAGAGTGTAGCGGCTATATTCCCGTCGAGCTAATTCTGAGGTGACATCGCGTGTTTCCGTTGCCGCCTCATTCAACACACGATGTGTTGCCACCGTGACGCGATATTGATCGACGCGCTCGTCCGTTAGACCAAAGTCGATTTGGTCGATCTTATCGCGGCGTTTGCTCTCGTAGAGTACGCGCTCTCGTGCAAGCTTTAGGATCACGGGCGGAGGGACTGCGGATACATCCACAATGACGGTTTCGGATTTATTGCGCTCCAGTTCTTCCCGAGTGACGCGGAAGTTCTGTTGTAGTTCGGCTTCCAAGACCGCGCCGTTTGCCTCCGACAAAAAGATGTGGCCCGTTTCCTGGATGTCACCGATCGAACGCAAACACCTCATCGTCGATTGGAGGACGAATATTTTCGATCTCGGCTCGCGATAAAGCGCGACCCCAAAAAGGCTTCGACAATTCCACCCCTCTCGTCCTTTGCCAACGAGAATAATGAACTGTTTTTCCGACCGCTCAGTATCGAGCTGTATGAATTCACGAATATCATCGCTCGTGGTCAGTTTGTCATCTCCGACATTAACCAGGACCCGGCTTGTTGGAATGCTCAGCTCCGTCAACACCTGCTCAATGGCCGGCCGTAACTCGTCCCTAACCTCTTCAATTGTCGAACCGAAAAAAGCCAACTTGGGCAACATGCCCTCTCGGCGCGAAGTTCCCTCCTTTTTCCAAAACTCCTTAATGACGGTTCGAACAAAATCGTCTGATTTGATCTCGCCTCGATACACTGCAAACCGAGGCTGCTTCAGATATTCGTTCGCGATCGCGTTTTTGAGACTGTAGGCGTAGACCACCTCCGGCATGATCTGATCGCCAACATAGGGCGTACCAGTAAAATTGTAACAAGCGATAACGCTTGAATTCTTTGCCTTCAAGGCCTTGGCAAGCTCATCAATCGTCGTCCGCAGCGCTGATGCGGTTTTGTCTTGACCAAGGTCTTTGGCCAACGTAGCGCCCATCGAGTGATGAGCTTCATCGACGTAGATTCCCAAACGCGGCAGACGAGCCAACTTTTGGAAACGTGCATTTACAGCAAGATCGGCATCAGATTCTGGCGCAGGCTGACCGATGAGCTCATATAGTTCTCCATAGATCTCCGAGAGCCCGCCGGTTTTGGCTGCAAACAGTTGATCAGTGACGCTGGGCTGTGCTTTGCGCTTCTTCAGAATAATCTTCTGGGTGTTTGAGATAACGATATTAAATTGTGAGCCATCCATCGTGCCGAGGCCGACAGTTGTCTCGTCGAGAAAATGAAACTTGATATTGCTCGTGATGAAGTTCACATACTCCGGTGGGACGACCTTTGCGATGTCGAATGTTTGAATTTCCTTCAAGGATTGCAAGACGGTTCTGTCAGGCGCGAAGACAAGAGCGTTCTGGCAATAAACCGGGTCCTTCCGCCATTTGTTTGCAAGCAAAAACTCATAAAAAATGCAGGTGGCCATTAGGATGGTTTTGCCAGTGCCCATGGTCAACGCAAAGATGTAATTCGGGTAATCCCGTGCGCGTGCCTTCAGATTGTTGAAGATAGCCTCATATTGTTCCTGGCCGTGTAGCTCCATGTAGGGCAGCAACGTGGCTTGTCCTTGGTCGGTCAGTCCGGTTGTAACGAAGCCGTCGAAGATGCCCTCGTTCTTTGCCCATTCCTCGAAGAGCTGATGAACATGCCGATTCTCAGCGAACTCTTTTAAGAACACGTAGGTTTCGAGTGCCTCGAACTGTGGGCGACGGAAGAAGGCCTCGCTCTCATCATCTCCTGGATCATTGAAGTCGAGAAATTTCTTGGTCAGGTCACGATAGCGCTTTCTTAGCGCTGGGTTGTTCGCCTGCTGGAAATTGGTCAGGCTGTTGAAGAAGGCGAAGTCGAGAGAAATTGCTGCCTTTGATTTCTTCTTGCCGGGAGCTTTAGCCATTGACTATGCTTCCTTCCCAGGATTCGGACAGAACATCAGTGATCTTGACTCGAATCGTGCCTGCATCCTTGGGGATTGCGTAGCGACCCTTGACCAGTTCCCCTTCCTCGGGGTTGTCGATTAAGAGAGGCGACAAAACCGCGCCATCATAATTCCAGTCGATCTTCACCGTCTCAACAAGCTGGCGCCAATCGTCGACCTTTTCCACCGAGAGCTTCTGCAGAAGATTCATGGGGTAAAACCCCGCGATCACAAGCTCTCCAGTTTTGATCGAAAGCTTTGCGTCGGCCCCTCGCTTGAAATGCAAATGCGATTTGTCGCGCAGAATGTCGACAACCTGCACTTCGATGTCAAAAGGCTTGGCCTGGAGCTTGAGATGCTCGCCAAGATCGGGCTCATGGCCCATGCAAACCAGCATGATCTTCTCGACAGGCTTACTCGGATTTTCGTTGCGTCGCTTGTCGAACGCCTTGAAGTCCAGATTAGTGGTGACCTCATTCAGGTCCTGACGTGTTGCTATGCGATTTACCGGCATGATCTTGACGAGAAAGCCGTCCTTTTCGCCATCGAACGCGATGTCCTGCGCTAATGGGTGAAGTTCCAAAGACTCTTTTATGAGCTGAGCGGCCTCGGCAGGATTCCGAAACAGATCGTAATCATTGACATTGAAAAGCTGGAACCCTCCATAAAAAGTAAGCGGCTTTTCAGCGACAAGAAGTTGATTTTGCTTCTCCTCGCCTTCTTCTTCTCGAATGCGATTGAGGCGCTCAATAGTCGTTTCGATCGCCCCGAGGTTGATGTCGGCTCCAATAAATCGACGCCCAAGCTTCATTGCCACTGCTTGAGTCGTGCCTGACCCCATGAAACAGTCAAAGACCAGATCGTCCGGATCCGTTGAAGCCCTAATGATCCTACTAAGCAAAACCTCTGGTTTCTGGGTTGGATAGTCGAGATTTTCCGCCGCATTGCCTGAAATAGCCGTGAAATCGCTCCATACTGACTGAAGTTCTACGCCAGGCATATCGTCTGCATATTGGATTGCGTTGGGTCGACCTTCTCCGTCCTTAGCCCAAACGATCCGCCCACAACTCTCCAATTCATTCAAGGCCGTCAGTGGGCTTTTTTTTGCCTTCTCAGAAAGATAGGAATTCAAAAAGCCCGGGATTGCCCAATGTCGCCCCTTCCCGATGTCGCCGGGGTTTAGTCCCTGCCAAGGAGAGCCAGATTCACCGGTCCGAAGTCCAGGCGCCGTAATAGGCGACTCTCGAAACAAACGACCAGAGGAATCCTTCTTGAAATTAGAACTCAAATATTCTGGCGTATATGGCGTATGCTGAACCCGCCATTTAAATTCGTTACCCTTGGTATAAAAGAAGATCGTATCGTGGACATGATTGTAGTCAACGCCTTCAGAACGTGCCGTCGTTCGCCTCCAGACTATTTCGTTCTGAAATCGATTCTGCCCGAAAATTTCATCGAGGACAATCTTGAGGTAGTGAGCCTTTCGATAGTCACAATGCAGATAGAGCGCACCAGTGCCAGACAGCAATTCCCGGCAGATAATTAGTCTCTCATAGACATACTGGATATAGTTGTCGTTCGTCCAAATGTCCGTATACTGCTTCTCTTCAAAAGACGAATAATCGGACGCCGCAGTTTTGTTTCTGACGGAAATTTTCTTTTTGTAGTCAGCCGCGCTATCAAACGGTGGATCAATGTAAATCAGGTCCACTGCACCTCTGAATTCCCGCAGGAGGTGGCTCATCACTTGAAGATTGTCGCCCCAAAAAATCTTATTCCACCATCCTTCAACGGAATGGCCGTACTCTTCCTTTAACTGAGCGGGAAAATACTGCGTCGACGTGAAGGGGCGTTTGCCCATCCACCGCAGTTCCGGAAAGCCTCGGATGGGCTCAAGATCAAAATTGAATACTTCGAAAGCCTCGATCTTGTCCTTGGCCATCTGATTCCCCCGACCAAATGTTAAGCGCGACAAAAGTTCATGTCACAATAGGCGCGGAAGTCGCAATTTCGGCACAGCTTCTCCGGCCGTTCGTTCAATCGATAGTCCTTGGCTACGATCTTCTTGACCACTTTGTCCACGGCTTCAATTGTACCTTTCACATCGGACCGCGATCGGTCGAACGTAATCCTCGGGTTGCCCGCCTCCTCACTGGTATAATACAGTGTCATACGTCGGACCGTGATGCGGCGTTGTTCCTCCAGAAGATGCGCGTAGATTTGCAACTGGCGGCGATATCGATCGATCTTTTCCTTATCGTCGAACATGTCGGGCTTCTTTTCCGACTTGAAGTCGACGATCTCGTAACTGCCATCATCGGACTGCACCAAGTCGACGGTACCTTGGAGTATGTAGTCCGGTTTCAAAAGCGATAGTTCGACTTCGGCGTCCTTTAAGCGATGCCAATTTGAGCGTTCTCTTTCAGCATAGCGTTGCACGTGCTGTTCAGCAATTCTAAGCACCGGTTCGGCCAAGTAAGTACGCTCCCTTTGGCTGATGTTATTGTAGTTCGCGCGGAACCATGACGATATTTGTACGGGTGTCACGCGGCTCTCGTCGCCACGCAATACGCTTTTGTGGATGTCTTCGATCGTTTGATGAACGAGCGTACCGAACAAGATCGCGTTGGTGCGAACCGGTGAGAAGTCCAAATCTTTGAAGAAGCGGTATTGCTGTGCGCACCCTTCGAACACCAAAACATCGGATGTAAACGAATAAGCAGTTTTCAGATTTACATCCTTCACCTCAGCCAAGATGGTGCGTGCGGGGTCGAACGTTAGTTCGTGCGAAGGCCTCAATAGGTGATAGACGGGACGAAAATAGGCAGAAGGGACATTGCGCTGGCCCCTTCCCCTCGGTGTGTTTTCCTGCGCCGTCAATACCAGCATATTTTGAGCACGCGAAAAGGCCGTGTAAAACAACCTCCAAAAATCAAAGGTCTTGGTCCGATCCCAGGGCTCGAACGGCTCTCGATCATCAAATGTCTGTTGAATCAGAATATCGAGATCGCTGTGTTGTTTGCGCGGCGATGCATCTAACGACCCAACGATGACGATGGGAAACTCCATTCCCTTTGATTGGTGAATCGTCATCATCGACACACAGCCAGACGGCGCGTATTCTGACTCGTCCTCATACTCTCCGATGCCGCCGTCAACGAGGAAGCGCAGGAAGATATTAAAAAACATCAGGAGGTCTCGCTCCAGTCGGTCCGGCTGAAAGACGATGACGCGATAGAGGTATTCGTATTTATTCAGGAGACGAGAAAACTTTGACAAATTTCGCGCTGGCCTGCTGTCGCGAACGCCTGAATGCGCAATGTCCTCCCCTAAGTATCGGCTGAAGGTCGGAAACTGCAGGAGTTGGTAGAACAAGCCTGAGAACGCGTAATTGGTATTCTCAGACAGCCCAATATGCGTTTTCGCGATACTGATGAGCCAAGAACTGATCTGGGTGTCGAAACCTGACTTGATGTGCGACAGGAAATCCTTCAGACACGCGTCGTAATAGGCCCACACATCCAATTGTAGGCCTTCCCGTACCTGTCGAACTGACCCGTATTGAGGGAACATTGTGAGAAATGCGCCGATCATGAGCCTTATTTCTTCGCGTTCGAAGAACATGTTCGAGCGCGGTGCATAGATGGGAATTCCGCTCTGTTCCAACGTTCGGGCGAATTCAATGACCTTGTCATTTCTCACTGAACGAAAAAGGAAGGCGACCTGGTTCCAATCCTTGATTATTCCGTCTTTGCGACGGTTCATCAAAAACGTTGTGACTTGATCCGCCCAGTCGTTTTGTCCGTCTTTGCCAGCGACCTTGAAAACTGCCGGTCGATCCGCTCGGTCGTGACTTGCTGACCTGATTTTCTTGTCAAAGCGGTATGATTTCGTGGCCGTACCATCGTGGCTAGGCGCGGAACTCCAATCCGTCAGGTGCATCCAACCATTGCAAAAGTCGACGATGGCGGGATGAGACCTATAATTCTCAGTTAGATAAACACGCTTGCAAGAACCCGGCGAGAATCGCTGGGAGAATTCCAGAATGTTGCGAATGGACGCTCCTCGAAATCGATAAAGCGATTGATCGTCATCGCCGCATACACAGATATTGTTCGCGCCGTTACCAAGCTTCAGAATGATCTTTTCCTGAATGGTGTTAGTGTCCTGATATTCATCGATCATCAAATAGTCGAACCTATTTTCAAGCTCTTTGCGCACCTTCTCATGAGAAAACAGTTTTAACGCCTCGACCTGTATCGTCGAAAAGTCAATGGCATTATTGCTATCGAGAAGCTCGAGATACTTGTTGTAGGCTGATCCGAGAATGTGAAGCTCCGGAATGTCGGATGCTCCGAGAGTATTGTGATCGATACCTTCCTCACTCAATTTATTTAGGCGATTCATCAGCGCTTCTGCGAACCACCAGCTTGATACGTTCTGGCCAGGGAAAAGTAGGTTTTCCAATTCTGGAATTGCGCGAAAGTCCCGCAGGTTTTGATAGAAGAAATACTGCTGATCGAACTGATCGAGCACGGTGTAATTGCGTCGGATACGGGTGAACGACCGAAACTCCTCCAGCAAGCGAAGAAAAATGGAATGGAGCGTGCCGATAGCCATGTCGGCCGGATTTACGGTCAT